CGATGACCGTGCCAACCACAGGCACTGCGCTGCCGAGCGTCGCGCCAAGGGCCGTACCGGACAACGCGGCGCTGGCGCCCCATGCGCCAAGCCCCGCTCCAAGGCCGCTGGTAATGCCGCTGTACTTGTTCTGGGGAAGCCCCAATGCCCCGCCGAGCAGGGAATACCCGAGCGAACCGAGGCCCCCGTACATGAGCGCGGAACCGAGGGAAAGGCCACTGGCGAGATTGCCGCCGCCCATAGTTGGGCCATACAAGCCGGAAATGCCGGGGGCCGTACCGGGAAGCTCGTAACTCAAGAAACTGGAAACCCCCGATGTCCACGAATCGGGCAACAGGCTGGAGAACGGCAAATTACCGAGCACTATTCCACCGGAGCCACCATTGCCCCCCGCCGCATACGCCACGCCGCCCGTACCGAGCATACCGGACACCACGCCCGCAATCTGCACGGTGATGGGCCGGGTGATCGCCATGTGCATCAAATCGGCAAGGAACGACGCGAACAGCGACTTGAACGACGAAAGCGAGACTTTCCCGTCTTCCAGCATCTGTTCCCACACGCTATGAAAGCCGGAGTCCATGCCGTTGAACAGGCCGGAGAACGTGTCTTCCATCGCCTTCGCGCCGTCTGTTGCCTCTGAGATGAACCCCTGCAATCCGCGTGTGATACCGTCAAAGGGATCGCGTGAAGACTCGAGCTGGAGCTGACGAATCATCTCCTGCACGTCTTTGCCGGGTATCCCCATGCTGAGCCAGATTTCGCGCTGCTTTTCGAGGAGCTGGTTCTGATACTCCATACTTGTGGAATACCGCCCCGTCTTCTCGGCAAGGTCTTTGTAGAAATCGGCCTTGTCGCGCAGGTTCTGGTTCTCCAGCTCATCTAGCTTCTGCGTAGCCGTCAGGACAGCCTTGCGCTTTTCGAGTTCCGCCGTTTCCTGCGCCTGTGCTACGGTCGCTTGCTTGCGGCGCACTGTCTCTTTCGCCTTCACATCGGCGTTTTCAATGGCGGCCTTCTTCTCGGCCTCAATCTGCTTACGGAGCCGCTCAAACTTCGTCAGGGACGGGTCAAGCGCGTCTTCCATCGCCCCGACTTCATTGCGGAGCTTTTTCAGCCCGGCTTCGTACTGCGCTGTCGCTTCTGTGAACTTCTTGGCTTCCTTTTCGGCTTCGGACAGTCTCGTTTTTGCACCACGCTTGTTGATAGCCGTGATTTTTTCATCACGGGCCTGAGCAAGTGCGGTTATGCGTTTGTCGTACTCGGCTTGCGTGATCGCGCCCTTGTCCAGTGCGGACTTCTGAAGTGCTTCCGCAGTAGTGTAGGCGTCCTGTGCAGCCTTTTTTTGGCCTTCCTTGGTCGTGGAGAAAATCTTCTCATAGGCAGCGGTAGCGGCTGATGACGCCTTGAGACGTTCGTCAATCTCCTTCTTTTGGTTGATTGTGACATCAGCTTCTGCTTTTTCTTGCTCCCTAAGTATCTTTTCGTACTCAAGGAAGATCTTCTTTTGTTCTTCAGTGTAAAGCTTGTATGTGCTTTTTCTAAAGTCTGTAACCTCAGTCCGTTGCCAGCCTGCTGACTCCATTCTTTTTTCAAGATAGCGCTCACCCATTGCTGCGTTGAGTCCCTGCAATGCGCCTGTAATCATATTGATAGCAGAAACAATAGGTTCGCTCTCTAAAAGATTTGACTTAAAAACTGTCCACTCATTATCCATCTTATTGATGGACTGCTGAATACCATTTGCAGCATTTTCTGCGGCTACTGCAAATTTGTTCTCAAACTGATCTGCAAGTTTCGGAAGCAGATCATTAGCAGTTACATTCCCTTTTGCAATAAAATCTACCAATTCTGTAGTGCTTTTACCTAATGCATCGGCAACCATCTGATAGGTTCCCGGGAAACGCTCTGCGATCTGAAGGATTTCCTCTTGCTGAACTCTACCCTTAGAAATAATCTGAGTAAAAGCAAGGAATACGCCGCCCATTTGTTCTGTGGACAAGGAAAGAGCAGTACCTGCTTGAGACACACTCTTGAATATCCTATCCATATCTTTTTCAAGCGTAGTTCCCTTGGCAGCCGCAAAGAATATCTTTGCTGATTCAGCTGTAGATACGAAAGAAAGACCAAGCTCTTGTGATGTCTTGTATACAAAATCAAGTTTTTCTTGTGCTAAACCTGCACTACCCTCGATGGATTGATATGATTTATTCAGCCTGTCCATTTGCACTGTGGCATCAAGACATGCTTTCCCGGCATACAAAGCCGCCGCACCAACGCCAAGAATCGGAATTGCCGCCGATTTTGCCCCACTCCAGAGCGTAGACAACGCCCCGGACGTATCTCCCAGCTCATAGCGAAACTTTGCCATTCCAAGCGTGGACATCCCTGTTTGCTTCTGGATGTTGGCAAACGCCCTTTCGAGACTGGAATCCCGCGCGACCTTGATCGCCGCTTCGTACATCTTGTCAAGGCCGGAAGCAGAAAGGCCAGCGCTTTTTGCCAATGCATCAAGCCCTGATACTTTGATGGACGTATTCAGGTGTCTTGCGGCGGCGGAAGCCGTATTGATGCTCTTTGCAAGGTTGGTGAAGCTGGAACTGATTTTATTGGGAGTAAAGGCCCCGTCAAAGGCTTTGGATGCGGTGTCCCCAGCACGCTGGGCTGTGAGCATGAATGCCTTCATGTCCTTCTGGAAAGGAGAGTCATCAAGCCCAACCGAAAGATAAAGGCCGGATTCTTTTGCAAGAGACATAGTTATTTCCCCTTTCCGATATGAAGGCCGCGAACGCGGCTCAATGACAGGTCAAACGTCTTAATGAGTTCGTTGAGCCTGCGCTTGACCCTGTTCTTGGCTTTACGCATGAAAAACTTTCCCGGCACCTGTTTGACGACTCTCCCGCCCTTAACGATGGCGTGTCCTTTTTCCAAATACCAAGCATGTGGATTATCAGAATAAATAATATACCCCGTCCCGTACCTCATCTTTGACATTTTGAAGGATCGGCGCATTTCTCCGGTTTGGTCGTCGAAAAAAGCATTCTTCTTGGTCAATTCTCCCAAGATCTGATCGGCGACCTGATACAGGACACTCTTGAAAGCCGCATCCGCAACCTGTTTGGTTATTCCGTCCGTATCGAGGGATACGGTGAACTTTGATTTACCCATGCTTCATTTTCCTTTTTTGGGCGGCATGGCGATTTGCGGATGGACGTTGACTTTCTGTATCCCTATGGATACACTCTACACATGAACATCATCAAACGCTCCGAAGACTTTGACGAATGGCTCAAAAAGCTGCGCGATACCAAGGGGAAAATCAAAATCCTCTCACGTATTGACAATGCCAGACGCGACAACTTCGGTGATGCCAAGGCGTTGGGCGGTGGACTGTCGGAAATGAGAATCCATTACGGCCCCGGCTATCGGCTTTACTACACGCGGGAAGGTGAAATCGTATATTTCCTGCTTGTAGGCGGCGACAAGTCCACCCAACAACAAGACATCGCCAAAGCCAGAAAGATGATGGAGGAATAAACATGGACGAAAGCAAATTCCAGCTTTTTGACGCCGCCGAATACCTCGACAGCGAAGAGGCTATTGCCGAATACATTTCCGAGGCCATGCAGGATCCCAACCCTGATGCCCTTTTGGAAGCTCTCGCCACGGTCGCCCGCGCCAGAGGCATGGCGAAGTTGGCGGAAAGCACGGGACTAGGCCGCGAGAGCCTATACAAGACGCTTCGCCCCGGTGCGAAGCCGCGTTATGAAACCATCGCTAAAATTCTGACCGCGCTTGATGTGAAATTGCGGGCGGTTCCCGCGTAAGATTTCCCGTAGGCGGTTCTTCGGAGCCGCCTTTTTTCGTGCCCTGCCGCATCTGTATCACTGCATCAAGATACAGGAATTTCATTACCCACCCAGCCGCCTGTTGACTTTCCCGGCCCCCTGTGGTGTGGGAAGGGCAGGAGGATATAGATGATGGAATACATCATATTGTGGATCGTATGCGGCATAGGAGCGGCGGCTATCGCATCGTCGAAAGGAAGGAGTGTTTTCGGATGGCTCATAGGCGGTTTTCTGCTCGGGCCTATCGGCCTTTTGATCGTCGGACTCATGGGACGACCAGCACCAGATGAAAGTACATTACGAAAATGCCCCCACTGTGCAGAACAAATCCTGAAGGAAGCCAAGGTTTGTAAGCACTGCGGGCGAGATGTTGAACCTGTTGATGCCCCAGTAAGCACCGTTACCTGTCCTGACACCGTGGCCTGCCCTGATTGCGGCACTGAATTAACCGAAGGCGCAACATGGTGCCCAAAATGCAAGCATGACATGCCAGAAAAGGCTGCGGGGTTGCAAAAATGAAAAAACTGTTCCTCATGCTAGCTGTTGGAGTTTTTACATTTTTCCCAAATAAAGGTCTTTGTGCCTCTGCTGAGGATATTGATCGCCTCACCACCTATGCAATACTTACTGGAAGAGGTTTAGGGTGTGGGTATGATATGCAAAACGAACTTAGTAGAGTTGGCTCATGGATGGACCGAACTTTTGAAAATAACGAAAAATCAGCTCTAATTCTTGTTTTTGCCACGGGTATGGAACAGGCTGCTAAGGAGCAGGCAAATGGCTCTTCCCCGGACAATTGTGCAACTATCCGTAAAGTAATAGCTAAAACTGTCTGGCCATAAACATCTTGACATTCCCCCGTTTTTGTGGCGTTGTCTCCGTACGGCCTTGAACAGCCGTTCGTAAGCGGATACCGCGCCCGCAGATGCGGATTTTTTATGCCCTGTCAAGAATGTTTTTTATCTTGGGAGTGGTGTATCATCCAGCCTGTATTTGGGCCGGGAGTCCATCCATTATACAATACCCGCAAGGGAAAGGTGTATGGGCCGCACTTACGAGCGGTGTTCAAGCTCCCGGCCCTTCTTTTATGTCAAGAGAAGGGAATTGAACACTTTTCGTAAGGAGGCTCATCATGAGTCAGCTTTCCACCCCTTCCCTTCCCCGTCTCGCCTACAAAGGCATCCCCGTTGTCACCACAGAATCGCTTGCTCAGGCGTATGAGGTGGAGGCAAAGCAAATCCGTCAGAACTTTGCCAATAACAAGGAACGGTTCACCGAGGGCAAGCATTTCTACTCTCTTTCCGGTAATGAATTGAGAGGGTTCAAGCACAGCGTCGAAATTTTCGACTCTGTGAAAATTGCTCGAAATGTAAACGCCCTCACCCTCTGGACGGAGCGCGGGGCGGCCCGTCATGCCAAGATGCTGAACTCTGATCGGGCTTGGGATATGTTTGAGCTTCTGGAAGAAACGTTCTTCCGGATTGCCCGTCCAGAACCCGCTCCTGCCCCTTCTCCCATCTCCAAGCGTACCGACCCTGAACGCAAGGCGCTCACGGCCATCATCAACACATGGGTGGGCATGGCCCCGATTCACTACGCTTCCGCACGGGCGCAGGTGAACGCGCATTTCGGCGTGGCTTCCGTTGACGCCCTGACCGTAGCACAGGTTAAGGATGCTATCCGCTGGGTGCAGGGCAAGATCGACGCGCTTCCCACTCCCCCCGCTTCCGCCCCTGCCCGCACGCTCCCCGTATCCAACATCTACCGCGACCGGGTGAAGGAGCTGGAACGCCTTGAAGCCAAGTTCATGGAGTTCGCCGGGGAAACCCGTTCCCGCCTCTCCGAACTCAACGCCGAGTATATCCGCTTGAACCAAGGGGCATTCGCTGCTTTGCTCAGAACACTCCCCGCCGCGCATCCGGGGGATGTCGACAGGCTGTCCAGCGCGTTGAGCGCCCAGTCCTACGACGCCTACAACTGGATTGACGCCGGGCTGTCGCGCATGAGGCTGGCTATCGTCTCGGCACGGGCCGCAAACAGGATAATGGGATAAAAACACAGGGCCGGGAACCGAGAGGAACCCGGCCCTTTCCATCCGCAAATCGCTATGCCGTTGTCAATGAACCGCTCACCGCGTGGATGCGGAAGCCTGTTGCGTTTTTTCAGCTTGTTTCGCGGCGTTGCGGCGGATAACCGTTTCCACGGCACGCACCTTCCGCCACAGGCCCGGAGTAATGTCTATGCCGAGCGTTTCAGCCAGCATTGCCAGCGCGTTGTAGTCGAACCCGACGGGCCCGCCCATGCCGGGCATGCGGAGCTGGGTAGCGCCCGCTTGGAGCAGTTCCCACGCATCCGCGTTATCTGGCATGAGGTCGGGGCAACGGCCTTCGCAACCTTCGCAGTTCAAAGAATCAGCATTCTGGCTGGCGGCCTTCCGGCAGGTGTCGCAGTATTCCGCGCCCTCGCCGGAAAGCCACTCCCAGACCGCCGCTAGTTTTTTTCTTCTTCCTCCACGCCGAAGGTTTCCTGAGTAACGGCCTTGCTGAGAGCCAGCACGTCGGGAAAATAAAGCTCTTCGACCTTGGCAGCATCAAATCCGGCCAGCTTAAGCGTATTGAACACGTCTTCAAAGGCGTCTTCGGACGGATTCTTGCGGAGGTCACGAACCTGCTTGGCCTTGAGAGGATAGACGGGGAAGGTTTCGCCGGTGGAGATGGTCACGTTACGCATGATGTTTTTCCTTTTGATAGTTGATGGTTAGTAGGAAGCCACGTCATTGACGACGGTGGCGATGATGCAGGCGTTGTCCGCAGCATCGTTGAAGTAGGCAACGAACGGATATTCAGCCTTGACACCAGTGGGACCATCCACGGTGGGACCTTGGAACTGAATCTGTACTTCGGGCATCTTGAAGGTGATTTTGTTGTTTTCGTCGATACTCCACCCCAGCTCCATGGAGAGTTCCGTATTGTCCTTTGCCTTGTTGAGCAGCGTCATGTTCGTAAACATGGCCGTCATGCTTCCGGAAACGGACATGAGGCCTTCGGGAATGTCATAGAGCTTCCCGCCGGAACCGATTGTACGAATAGAGGTGTCCAAACCGTTATCTATGGTCAGGCTGAAATCGGTAATGGTGGCAATCGCCGCGCCGTCGGATTGCAATGTCGCCTGAAAATTGCTGAAGCGCTTCATATTCACGAGTTGGGCGTCGGAATTGTAGTTCGTCTCCGAATATTCGACATCGCGCCCCACGAGGTTGACCGTAGCGGTCAGCTCGCCATCCCCGCCAGCCTGCATTGCCAGGGAAGACACCTTGCACCCCGTAAACTTCCCGAAGGTGGCGGGGGTGGTTCCGTATGTGCTCTGGACAATGGCGGAGGGAGCCTCGTCT